CACATTGTTATATTCTGGTTCATTTCTTGCCTTTTTGAACTCATTGACTTTCTCAAAATATTCTTGCTCCTTCTTATCACACAATTCGAACAAATGTTCATAAGGAACAAATGTTCTGAACTCTCGTTCTGATGTAATTTTATTATTATCATCCGATAGATGTTCCAAATCAGTGAAAGCAGTTTGAAGAACAGAAAATTTATACCTGAGTTCGTCTTCTTCTCCTAACAATAACTTCATGACTCTTGTCAGTGCTTTCATATCCCTGTTGATCGTAAATATGGTGTTCGAATTCTCATTATGATATTTCAAAATATTGTACAACAATAATCTGTTGTTTTTAACAATCCATCCTATGTCGTCGACATTCTCAAATTTTTTGAAGTCATCAAACGTTTTAGTGAAAAATTCTATTCTTAATGCATAAGAATATTCTGTGGTACTTTTGTTCCCCTTGCTTCTTTTGTCCCTGTATAATGCTTTGTATTCACCGTTTTTTAGTTTTTCTAAGGAAATCTTATTTACATTTACTTCAGTTTTCTTGCTGTAATCAAGATATTGCACTCCATTGTTCCAAGCAACTGCCCCGTCGTTACAGATATCATTCAGAAAATCTGGAAGTTCTTTCTCAAACATATTTTGCAAATTCCAACAATTATTCTCTAAAACATTTTTCAATTTTTTCGATACAGCATCTTTCATAATTTTCAACTTTTTATATTGTTTTACATGTTTGTATGGTTCAAGAATAGTTTGTTGTTGTTTTTCTGTTCCATGTGCACGAACTCCTTTATTACAAACCTTTTGTTTAGGAGGCATAATGTATTATAATGTCTACTTAGATCTTACATCATTTTTTATTAACATTTGATATAGAAATATGATTTTTACTAAGATACTAAGATGCTACATCTTCGAGTATGGGATAAAGTTTATTTATATATTTATTTTTATTGACAATGTCATCATCTGAATTGTCACAAAACTTTAAAAGATTTTCTTCCAATTCTTCATTTCTACTTATCATACAATTACATTCATACAATGATATACAAATCTCCATAATATAATTAATATGATTCAAAACATCTTTCATTATATTATAATTATTGTTACATTAAAATAATTGAAAAAAATAAAATACATTAAAACTGTCAAATATATTCAAAGTTTGGAATTTTTGATTAAATCTTTTATTTTCGAAAGAATTTCATTATACTTTTGACTTTCCGACTTGTCATAAACAATAAATAATTTATGTTTTATAAATTTGAACTTTTCTTCATCTTGCAAGACATTTAATAAATTCATCTCATTGTTGTCACAATACAAAAGAAGAACCTCTGAATTATCCTGAATCAATTTCGAAGATAAAGTGCCGATATCTCTTTCCTTCCATTTATTGTTTTCCATTACTTTACATTTGTTTTCATTTGTAAAAGTTATATTGTTATTTTCGGGAAATTCTTTATCAAAATGCTTCTTCTCTATGTACAAAGGTATTGTATTCAAACCGCTTGTAAGCATTTTCACAATATCATCCTGGGAAATATGATCTATTCTCTCTGAACCAAAGTTGTTGATAATAAGGTTGTTTGTATTATTTGTTGTATTATATATGTTCTGATTTTGGATTATGTTTTGAATATTTTTGTTGTGATAATGAATAACACTTCTTGCTGAGCAATTATTTCGTTTTATATGTTTATGTTTTGCTGATCTTGTTGTAAATGAAATCATACACTTTGAACATGTTAGTTCGTCAATTCCTTTGCATAAAGATTTGTGTTTGTTCAAATGTCTTTTGGTTTTATAAGTCTTGTAACACATCGGGCATACATTTTGTTCATTTGGGCATACATTTTGTTCATTTGGGCATACATTTTGTTCATTTGGGCATACATTTTGTACATTTTCAATATTCTTCATATTTTCATATTCTTTCGTATGTTTGTTAGCATTATGCCTTATAAAGTTATATTTTCTTTCTGTAAAATAATTACATAAAGAGCAATTGTAAATCATTAAATCTGAGTATTGCTCTTATTATATATATAATGATAATATAATTTTCACTTTATATACTCTGTGTAAACACCATAACTTGCTCATTTTCGACCCTCTCTCCCCCCCAAGGCGTTTCTAGAATCTTGAAAAACATCGTTTTTTCTTAGTTTTCTATTTCCACTGTCGAACTCTTGATCAACTCTTTGATCTTTGTTAGAACAGCATTATACTTTTGATTATCAGATTTGTTATAAACAATAAACAACTTATTTCGTATATGTTCGTACTTTTCAATGTCATCTATTTCATTTAATAATTGTATTTCATTGTTGTCACAATACATAAGAAGAACTTCGGTATTGTCTTTCATAAGATTGGTAGACAATAGACCTATATCTTTTTCTTGCCAACAATTGTCTTCCAATACTTGACACTTGTTGTCGTTTGAATACTTAATATTATTATTTTCTGGAAAGTTTTTATCAAAGTGTTTCTTTTTAATATACAATGGAACTGTATTCAAACCGCTTGTAAGCATTTTTACAATATCATCCTGAGAAATATGATCTATTCTTTCTGAACCAAAGTTGTTAATGATAAGGTTGTTTGTATTATTTGTATTATTCGTTGTATTATATATATTCTGATTTTGAATTATGTTTTGAATATTTTTGTTGTGATAATGAATAACACTTCTTGCCGAACAATTATTTCGTTTTATATGCTTATGTTTTGCTGATCTTGTTGTAAACGAAGTCATACACTTTGAACATGTAAGTTCGTCAATTCCTTTACATAAAGTTTTGTGTTTGTTCAAATGTCTTTTGGTTTTATATGTCTTGAAACACATTGGGCATACATTTTGTACGTTTGGGCATACATTTTGTACGTTTGGGCATACATTTTGTTCATTTGGGCATACATTTTGTACATTTGGGATGTCATTTTGTACTGTTTGTTTTGATTCGTTATTTTCAAATAATTTATCTTTATGTTTAGTATTTTGGTGTCTTATAAGGTTACATTTTACGTCAGTTTTATAATCGCAAAAACGACATTTAGTGTAAGGGAACGGCATTTTTATCACTATACTACATATATGGTACTTTTTTATTTATCTTTTTATATCTTTTTTAGACCATAAAAAGATAAATTTATCACCTCTCTCCCCCCATGTCGTTTCCATGACTCTTCAAAAATGATGTTTTTTCCAAGTTTTCAAATTCTACTGTTGAAAGGATTATCATGTTTTAAGTATCATAATATAACCCTATCATATTTACTGTTCGATCTGTTTGATTATCTTCGCAAATCCAGTAATTAACAGTATCTTTTAGATTTTTTAATCTTGTATCCCATTCTTCTTTTTTATTTTTACTTATGGTCAATATATCAAGTTTATTCCTAGACCAACAAGATGATACTTTTTTGCCGTCCTTCTTATAATCATCCGGATTAAACCTTATGAAAATAATTGGACGATGTCCTACGTCTTGTGAAAGTTCCATTATTCGTTTATTTTCACACGAGCAATCGTAATCTTGATGTTGATTTTCATCTATTTCTATGAAAATTACTTGATAACCAAGATCTATCATTAAATCAGGTCTTTTTTTCGAACATCCATCTTTGATACTTTTATCCCATACTATATCGAGATATGGAAAATGTTGTTTTATATAATCAACAACTGACTTTTCTTTTGTCTTGTAATTTCTTGTAACTGGTTTATCTGGGAAAGTATGTAAGAAACAATTAAGACAATATCCTTCATACTTGGGATTGGAAAATTGTTTATCTTGACACAAAACACATTTACGATGCTTGATATTAATCATGCCATCGAGTTTACAATCTCCACAGTGATTTGCAACTTTATCATTTGGCATTCCAAAGCATGGTCCTTTTTGTTTGCAAACGTCACATTTAGGATTCCTGATATCAATCATGCCATCGAGTTTACAACCTCCACAGTGATTTGCAACCTTATCGTTTGGCATTCCAAAGTGTGGTATTTTTTGTTTGCAAACGACACATTTAGGATGCTTGATATCAATCATGCCATCGAGTTTACAACCACCACAGTGATTTGCAACTGTATCGTTTGGCATTGCAAAGTTTGGTCTTTTTTGTTTGCAAACGACACATTTAGGATGCTTGATATCAATCATGCCATCGAGTTTACAACCTCCACAGTGATTTGCAACTGTATCGTTTGGCATTGCAAAGTTTGGTCTTTTTTGTTTGCAAACGTCACATTTACGCCTCTTGATATCAACCATGCCATCGAGTTTACAACCTCCACAGTGATTTGCAACTGTATCGTTTGGCATTCCAAAGCATGGTCCTTTTTGTTTGCAAACGATACATTTACGATGCTTGATATTAATCATGCCATCGAGTTTACAACCTCCACAGTGATTTGCAACTGTATCGTTTGGCATTCCAAAGTATGATTGTTTTTGTTTGCAAACGTCACATTTACTCGGCATCCTTTTGCTTGTATTGCGTTTTTAGTGTATGGTTCAATCAGTTTTTACTTATTTTTATTTATTTTACCTAAATTTGAAAATATCTTGACATCTTTTTGAGAGCATATCAATGACCTATTTAATTTATATGTAAACAAGACCATCACGTTCGTCAGACAATTCGCTTCTTGTTTGACGATTAAAAATGAAAAAAAGTGACATATATGCACACTAGAAAAAATCAAAAAAATTTATTATCAAACATATCCAGTCTATTCTAAAAAGTTCTTCTCCTATAGTAATAACATGGTCTATTTTGATACTTTTGGCAAAATGATCTATACACTCTACGTACATCATTATGTTTCAATCATTTGATACAAGGAATTAAAGAAAGTTTGATAATGTCGTAATTCTTGGCAATTATATAATTCAAAAATTCTAATGGATTGTCTCCTTCAAAATGTACAGAAACTCGAAACAATGTGTTCTTTTTATATGGATTATACTTCTGTTGTTTTGTAGTAAAAGACATAAAAAGATAAATTCATCATATCTTTTTAGGTTTCTATTTCTACTGTCGAACTCTTAATCAACTCCTTTATCTTTGTTAGAACAGCATTATATCTTTGATTATCAGATTTATTATAAACAATAAACAACTTATTTCGTATATGTTCGTACTTTTCAATGTCATCTATTTCATTTAATAATTGTATTTCATTATTGTCACAATACATAAGAAGAACTTCGGTATTGTCTTTCATAAGATTGGTAGACAATAGTCCGATATCTTTTTCTTGCCAACAATTGTCTTCCAATACTTGACACTTGTTGTCGTTTGAATACTTAATATTATTATTTTCTGGAAAGTCTTTATCAAAGTGTTTCTTTTTAATATACAAAGGAACCGTATTTGTACCAGATTGTAATATTTTCATAATATCTTCATCAGAAATATGATCTATTCTTTCAGATCCAAAGTTGTTAATAATAATCCGATTAGCATTGTTTATATTTTGAATTGTTTCAGCATTTTGAATATTATTGGTTGTGTTGTTATTTGTTATATTCTGAATATTTGGTGCTCGAGCATGAATTATACTTCTTGCTTTGCATTTATCTGCTTTTATATGTCTATTTTTATTATGTCTGTTTGTAAAAGAAATCATACATCTTGGGCATGTAAGACTATCGACTTTGTTACAATTTGTTTCATGGTTATGTAAATGTCTTAACGTTTTATAAATCTTGTTACATTTCGAACAAGAAAAAGTTTTTAGGATAACATTTTGTACGTTTGGGATAACATTTTGTACATTTGGGATAACATTTTGTACGTTTGGGATAACATTTTGTACTATTTGTTCAGAACCATTATTTTCAAATAGTTTATCTTTGTGTTTAGCATTATGGTGTCTTTTTAAATCAAACCTGCGTTTTGAACAATATAAACAAAATGCACATTTATGC